TTGATTTAACAATCTTTCTAAGACTCCCACCGGCTCCATTATTCCTTTGCATTCTTTTGCATTCCTTTGTAAAACGTTGTTAAATCAACGTTTTTTATTTTTGAGTTTGGTATTCCTTGGTATTCTTTTGCGAAAAAGACAGACCCTAAAACAGACCCTCTTTTTGAAGAAGGTCTGTTGTGTTTAAAAATTAATATAATTGGCAAAGCGTTCTCCGATGTCATCCTTTGCTTGCTTAGTTATGTGAGTATAAACGTTCATGGTCGTCTTCAAGTCGGAATGTCCTAACCGATGTTGGACTTGCTTCAAAGTCATACCAGCGTCAAAACAAAGGCTGGCATGTGTATGTCTGAATCCATGGATTTTAATTGGACGTAGGTCGCTACCTTCCACAATTTTGATAAGCCACTTTCTAGGAAGAGTGCTTGGAATTGGCTTTTTAAATTCATTTTCAAAAATGTATTTGGTGTTTGGATTTTGCTTTTTCCATTTTTTCAAAATACTTTTTGTTTTCTTGTCCAGACTGATTAGTCGATTACTGCTTACCGTTTTGGTATTGCCTATCTCTTCGCCTGCAAAACCTCTTGTAATGGCCTTATTTATGTCAAGAGTATTATCTGTCCAGTCATTCCACTCAAGAGCTAAAATCTCCCCTTTTCGTGCCCCTGTGAAGGCCAGAAGACGGAATAGAGTTATCTTCTCTAGATCCTTTGTTTTGGAGACAAGTTTTAAAAATTTTTTAAGTTCGTCTTTGCTATAGAAATCGCTCTTGTTATCTGATTTCTTTCTTGTTGATGTAATCACGCTGTCTACTGGATTGGTATCAATGTAACCATGTCTGATTGCATACTTAAAAACATTATTCATCAACCCCTTTAACTTACGGCCATAGACCAGTTTCTTCGACCACTCGTTAGCTTGTTCCTGCATTTGAAGTGGTGTTATCGTAGCTATCTTTCTATTGCCGAAAGCTGGATAGATGTGATTCTTGAAATTCCTAGATGTCTTGATGTATGTGCTTTCTTGCACTGTCTCAGAATAATCTTTGAGCCATTTTTTTGCGATTTCCTCAACCGTGATTTCTTTCCTGCTTTGTTCTCCACTTTCTATATCTTCCTGAAGTTGAAGTAGTGCTGCTCTTGCTTTAGCTTTAGTCGCAAATCCTCTTCGTTTAATATACTTGTCTTTTCCGTTTTCTTTTCCGACGTAAATTCTAAAACCAAAAGCCGTCTCTCCGTTTTTCTTTTTATAAGACTTTATTTCCATTGATTTTTACCTCATTTCTTGATAAAATGGGTACAAGAAAACGACCTTTTGAATGGTTGTTTCCTTATAGACGATATCCTCACACTCAAAATTTGGCGATGGCGAGTGTGGGGATTTTTTTATTTTGAATTATTCCAATCCGATGCCGACTTTAGCAGTCAATAAATAAGCACCATTTTCTTGTTTGCTAAATGTCAAAGTAATGCTTCGGAGTTTTGTCCCTGCTGAAGAATATGAAATTGTTCTGCTTTCATGATCATTAACAGTAGTAGTGTTTATGCTATTTGGTTCTCCATGAACGCTAACAATATCATCGTAGTTAGTTCCACCAGCTCCATAATTCGTGATGTCACCCATCTGAAGAGCGTCAAACTGTTCTTTTGTCCAGTTAAATTTAGCATCCTCTTCTTTTTGTGATGATTCGATAGAAGAACTTACTGAGCTGACAGTTTCTTCAACGTTTTTAGCAGCGTTATTCAAAGCACGGGCATACATCAATTGCGTAGCGATAACAATAACCATTGATACGACTGCTAAGACTGTACCAATGATAGCCAACATTTTTGGTCTTTTTCTGTTAATAGCTAGACCTATCAAGCCCAATATAAGCGCTAAGATAGCAATAACAAAAGATAGATTGTTAATAATAGGCATCCAAGACCCAAATAGAGCAATCGCTCCAAAAATAATAGCCAAAATACCTAAAACTTTGCGTTCTTCATTCATAATGAAACCTCTCTCAGCTTTTAATGTGGATCAGTTATTGCACATTTTTTATTTCTGTTTTTTACATACCAACTATTTCCAAAATGGAAAGAGTTGGTTTATTTATTTTCTCGGTTCCTTGCGGTGCCAATTATTTGGAAATCCTAATGTAGCATTTATAATGTTTATATCAACGGATTTTAGTTTGTTTTCAAGTTTTCTAACTTTTTTTCTGAGAGTATTCCACAAACGATTGAACTCTTCTCCGCTGATGAAGCACTGTAAGCTGACAACTGTTGAGTAGACTGATTTTCTGGAATCGTCGTCTTGTAAGTTGAAGTCATCATGGATAGGGGAAAAGTAGACACTATTTGCAGTACAATTATAATTTAGCAGTCTGTTATTGTGAGCACATACGTTTCTTGTTTGGTTGATATTTTTTAAAAAAGAAATCATAGTTTCTGGGGGGAACACACCAGTGAAATCGGGATTATTTGTTTTTAAAAAACTAACTAAATCCTTTGCAATTTTATTTTGTAGACTCGTTGGCAAATTTTTGATAATGTTTCGTGTATCACCAAATTCCAAGTAGTCAGTTAAAACCCATATCGGGACATCTTTGTGGTTAGTGTAGTAGTGGTTGATTGAAGTTCCACGCTTATTTTTATTATAGTTCACAATTTTAGAGAGTCTAGATATGATATAGCCTACATCAAGGATTTTATCGTTGTCGTAATTTTTAGTGTCGAGATAAGCATATTGTTGATTTTGATAAGCCTCTGCAAATCTATGAGCTGTAATAGATTTTATATGATGTTCAGCTTCAAGTATAGATTGCAGGATAGCTCTCTTAATATCCTTGTCAAAAGTGTAGAGAGAAGCCACTTCATCGAAGGTGACGCCCTCTATATAATTATCACTATCTGTTATCTGAAAGAATTTACTGTATCCGTTAATGATATTGTAGTAGTTGTTACTCAGTAAATATTTTAATGTACGCTCTCTATTGGTGATAGCAAGATTTCTATCTTTGAGCACATCAAGTTGTTCTTCTAAATCTTTAAATGGTTTCAAAAAAAGCCTCCTCCAAGCAAATGGAGAAGACTTCTTCCGCATCAGACCCCGTAGAGTTATTGACACTTTTTTCTTAAATTATCTCCATTTTACTGTATTGTTTAAATTTTGTCAAGGTATTTTTGTTAAATTTAGTTTTATTCCCCTCTATACACCCCAATAACTGCAAAAATCTTGATGTGTGTGTCTTCGGCTGGTGGGAAGTCTAGGATGATGTCTTCATACTTGTCATTGAGCGACACTAGGCGTAAGCGTCCGTTTTCGGTATATATCTTCTTGAAGTAAGAACGATCTCCGTATGCGATAACTGCCAAATCTCCGTTGTAGGTAGTCAGTCCTTTGTCTACTAAATAGAGAATGTCTCCGTCTTGGTAGTCAGGTTGCATGGAGTCTCCGCTTACCTTGGTAGCAATATCGTGGCGTGGTGGTTGCTCGTCAACCTCTATAGTCTCTCTGTCAGTATCGTCGTAACCGAATCCATAGTTAAATCCACAAGCTGCTGCAGTCTCAGATACTACCTCAACTTGGTACAAGTCGATAACTTTCTCTGATACTTCGTTTACCTTCGTTTTATCTTCGTTTTTTTGCTCTTTCAGAAGATCCTCAGAAGTCCGTAGGACGATTTTTTTATTGTCAGTGTTTAATTTTCGAGCTGTGTTTGTAATTTCTTCTAAAAGGGAGTCTGATGCTTGAACGGTAGCAATCTTGTTTTCGATAAGGTCAGATTTATTTATATTAAAATAGTTTGCCAAAAGTTCAATTTTTCCAATGCGAGGGTAGGTTATTCCTTTTAGCCAATCGCGAACGGTAGTGTATTTTAAATCTAAGTCTGCGCATAATCTATTTCTATCCACCCCTTTTTTCTCCATGTAAAAACTCAGATTATTGGCAAAAATTTTTTTATTTTCGACTTTCATTTCCGTTCCTCCTTATATAGTACATTTTACGGAAAAAACGCAAAAAAGTAAAGAATAAAATAAAAAATTGCGAAAAAAACGCAAAAAATACTTGACATTGCGGTTTAACCGCAGTATAATTAAATCAAGCTTAAGGAAAAGGAGGTAAGGCAAATGATGGAACACATCATAAAAAGCCTAGCAACCAAGGACACTGCAACCGTCATCTTGGCACTAGGCTTAGTCAGAGAAGCTCGTTTGTGGCACAAACAAATCTTAGAACACAAACGTAAGCTTCAAAACAAAAAGTAGAGAAAGGGGCGATGCCCCAACCTCTACTTGATAGTGTACCATCATTTGCCGTGAAAAGCAATGGATGAAAATGTTGGCTTGATAATCCTAGCAGGATTTGTGATTGTATCTTTTACTATTCGTAAGATAGTGGAATACCGATGTGATAAAAAAGATAAGGAGTAGAAGATGAATGAGTTTGAATTAAGGGGCGGTCAGATTTATCTTGACGGAAACCTTTTAAAAGGGGTAGAAAAATTCAAATTAAAAAGCACGGCTGAAAACAACAGTGCTGAGTTATTTGTGAAATTACTGGTTGAACTGCCTAGAGATTAGTTCTGCAATAATTTGTGAAGCTATACCTGTAAGAGCATTTATAGAGAAACTACCAACATCTTTAGCAATACTTTTTGTTCTATTCCAGTTGGTATCTTTTCGAATGTTTGCTATGAACTCATGCCCTTTGGGAGATAAATCTCTTACCATACAACCTCCGCCAATGAAGTACGAAACTTTATCAATGAACAATTCAGAATGTTCACATTGTCTTATATGATACATTATTTCGTCAACTTCATACTTTGGTTGTAAATTACTGAAGTCCTCGGGTTCGGTGTACTTAGCATATGTTTTGAAAGTAGTTTTACTTTCAATATCTAGCAGTATATCTCTTATACAATCAGGATTTAATTTCATCAGAATTACCTCATTTTTGATTTCATTATATCACAAACAGAAAGGAGAACGGAATGAATGAACTAGAAAGAACAGCCCTCAATGAGATATTGAGGATCGTGACATATATTGCTGAGAAAGTGGATGAACTAGATTCTAAGATTTCTTTGAACGATTCACAAGTTCCTGAGCATCAAGAAATATGAGTCTCTTTTCAAGGTAGTAGATAACACCATGAATATACTTTTTCAAGTCGGCGAGATTCTTGTCTGGATTTTTACGATAGTAATGTCCTTCGTCGTTTCCGATGTAGGTAGAAGCTAGGGCAAAAGTTTTAAGATCTTCATCTTCGATATAGTCTTCGATAACTTGTTTTAATGACATTTTAGTGATTTTTTCTTCATCATCAGGTTTTGTAAGAATTGAAAAATCTTTGACGAAAAACTCTAAAGCTTTACGGTAACCAATACCTGCAATGAGGTCAAGATGTTCTTGTTCTGCTTTGAGAGATTGAACGTAGATTTCCTTGCCGACTGGCGAAATCAATTCAAGATCCTTGGAGATAGGTATGTCGCTAGGTAGCTGAGGCTTAACCTTTATGTGCGTCGTATCATAAGAACCGCCTCTGTCAAGTTCTCTAACAAACTCTTCAACCCAGTAATGATAACAACCTAAACAACGAAGCGTTACATAGATACTATCTGTTCCTGGTATTATTTCGTTATATCCTTGAGAAACTACTTGAGGGTTGGTAGGTTTTGAACAGTTTGGACAGATATTGTCTACAAATACCTCTTGTTTAAAATAAGAGTCTGTTTTCACTTCGATTCGCATATAATACTTCTCCAATCATTTTATTTTGATTATACCACATTTGAAAGCGAGTTAGAATTGGAAGATAAAATCATCGAACTTGCTGATTACTTCATCAGCGAGAACACAACGTACAGAGAAGCTAAGATAGCGTGTGAGAAGCTATTGAAACAAGTCAGCCATGAGATTGAACTCAGGGCGCTGGAAAGTAAAACAAGGGGAACGATAATGGAACAGCCGCATGTTAATGTTGATATTTCTGGTATGGAAAAATTAGCAGAAGTAACTCAAACAGCAGCAGAAGGAATACAAGAATTGATTGCACTAAGAAAAGAATGCGAATTTTTGAGGGAAATGTTGATTGATGAACGGAAGTTCTTTATTGAGACAATGAAGTACCATTTTATTCAAGAGTATCGTTCAACAATTGCTAGCAATCGAGAGCATAAAAAAGAGTTGCAGGAAGCAACTCAGTCAAATTAGCCGTTATGTTCGGTTGGCATGCAAAAGTAGCAACCGTCAAACTGCTTGTAGGGTTCGGTTTGCCTAGCATATTCCATGGCTTGAAAATTGTAGTCGAATTTTCCTAGATACGTGGAATGAATTGTATCAGGTAGATACTTACAAGAAAGTTTATGTACTTCGTGATTATTGTTAGTATCAACGCGATCGTTATACCAATAATGAGTCATAACATTACCTCCTTTCTATTGGAATTTTGACTAAAACGTGAGAGGTCTTAGTCAAGAATGATTATAACATAGATAGCAGAAAAACACAACATATTGTAATTAAATATATTTGTTTAACAACATATAGTGTTTTCGGGAGGTGTAACATGTGGGAACAATTAAACAGAATTATGCAGGAAAGAAATCTGAACGGACATCAGTTATCTAAGATGGCTGGAGTTAATCGAAGTTTCTTTTCTGACTTGAAAAGCGGAAAGGTAAAATACCTTTCTTGGCCTAATATATGCAAAATCGCTGATGCACTGGAAGTCAGCTTGGATGAATTTAGATAAGGAGGTGGGAATGTGCAGAAAATGACTTTAAAAACACTAAGGACACTCAAAAACTGGAGACAAAGTGATGCGGCAGCAGCTGTGAATGTCTCGGTTGATACTTGGGGGCATTGGGAACGTGGGATAACAGAACCTAGTGTTTCAAAAGCATATCAAATCGCTAGTGTTTTCGATGTATCAGTAGATGATATTATTTTTTTAACCGATATTGCGGTTTAACCGTAATGAAAAAAGATGGAAAGGGGAGCGTATGACATACTTTAAAGATTTGGATTGCCAGTTCATCTTTCAGGAATCCAACTGACGATTATACAGCTGTTAGTAATAGTTTTATCAACGATCCTGCGCTAGATTTCACAGCTGTGGGCATCATGATGGTGGTGCTGGCTAATCACCCAAACTGGCAAGTCTATCCAGAAGAAATAGCTAAGCGGAAAGGTGTTAGTCGTCCAACTATTAGTAAATATTTCAAAATCTTGGAAGAGGCTGGATATTTGCGTCAAGTTAGGCGAAAGCCTCCAGGCCGTGGTGGAAGTCATGTATTTCGATTTTTCTCTGATAGAAAAATATCTGATTTCCAGTTTGATATCATGTCGCAACGACTCGATAAAGCTATTAGTGATTCAACTTTTGAGATGTAAGTTTTTTTCATGTCAAACTTTTTCATGTCAAACTTTTTCATGTCAAACTTTTTCATGTCAAACTTTTTACACTAATAAATATTAACTAACAACAAGTATTAAATAACAATAAATATTAACTAACAACAAGTCCTACTTCTCTTAATAAATAAAGAGAGGGTAGAAAAAATAAATACAAAGGAGAAAGAAATGAGACCAATAGGATATCGGTTTAATGTTGAAGTTTCGGGTATTGAAGAACTAAAGGAAGCCTGTAAAGAAGTATCAAAAAAAGCCGAAGAATTGCAAGAAGCAATCGATCGGCTTAGTGAGATGAAAGTTGAAATAAAAATTAAGCCTATCAATGATTAGACTTTCTGTCTAATGTAAAACAAAGAAAGCACCTGACGGCAATCAGGCGCTAATCAAAAATTACTAACTAAATTATAACACGAAAGAGAGGAAATTGCCAATGGCTTTGGAATTGTTTGGAGAAGATTTCAAAAATGAACTGCTTGCAGAACTTGTCCAGTTAAATGTGAAAGCTATGACTGAAGCTAAACTACGAGTATCAAGAGGTACGAACTGGGCTTCAATCAAAGATGTTCAAGAAAGGACAGGCTGGGGTCGTAAGAAAATCGAAGATTTCAGAGACGCAGGGAAATTCCGCTATCAGCAAAATGCTAAAGGCGGTAAGTATTTATATGACTTGAACGATGTACTTCGGTTTCAGAGTCAGTTAGCAAAATAAAGGAGATAGAAAAAATGTTTGAACCACCATTAATTAATCAGCTTTTAGGAACTGGCGCAGTGATTTTAGGATTTATTGGTGCTGGGATTTTAGCACGACAAATGGAACTGCACGAACTTGAGAAACAACGCAAGTTAGAAGAACGTGACACGAAGATTATACAAGCGTTTAACGAAGCGGTTGAAATCGGTCGTGAGCTTGAACGTGAGGAGATCCGTCAAAACATCCGCAGAGAGTTTCAAGGATTTACGTTTGACAATGAAAGACCTGAAGGTTTGAAGCCAGAGCCGTTAGCTTTGCCAGAACCTAAGAAAGTGATTATGAAAGTGCTACGCTGAGGATCAGATAATGACTAGAATTGAACTTGAAAACCGTGTATGGCTTTTGGCCAATCATGAAGAAAAAAACGAATTGCTGGATCTTGGGCTAACATCCAAGGCTAGATATGTGAAACGAGTGCTTGAACTAGGGAAGGTGTATGCGCATGTTTGATTACGACAGAGATATAATGCAACCGCCTGAACCACGAACAGAACTTGACCCAAGCGAGTATGTGGATATAGGATGCGGTAGACGTCGATATGTGGGTGATGAAATATGATTGAAGAACTACTTGCAGAAATCGACAACTGGCGAGCTGATTATATGCATCTCGGCCGAGAGATGGGGCAGATTATCAATGAACAACAAGATATAATCTTGAAACTACAAAACGAAAACAGACGTATAAAACGTGAAAATTGGAATTTGAAGAAGACGAAAGGTAGAAAGAAATGACAAACGAACTAACACAAACAAAAGGTGCATATCTAACAGATTTGCAAAAACTAGACGGAGCAACATTGCGAAATTTTGTTGACCCAAAACACCAAGCAAGCCCACAAGAATTACAAACTTTACTGGCTATCGTGAAAAATCGTAATTTAAACCCATTCACGAAAGAAGTTTACTTTATCAAGTACGGAAACAATCCTGCACAGATTGTTGTCTCAAAGGACGCTTTTATGAAGCGTGCGGAACAAAATCAAAATTATGACGGTTTTGAAAGTGGAATTATCTACGAAGACGCAAGTGGAGAGTTAAAAAATAAAAAAGGTGTCATCTTACCTAAAAATTGTACTCTAATCGGTGGTTGGTGTGAGGTTTATCGTAAAGATAGAACTAGACCGGTATATCGTGAAGTTGAGTTGTCAGCATATAACACTGGGAAGAACTGGTGGCAAAAAGCGCCAGGGCAGATGATTGAGAAAGTTGCAATTGTTGCAGCAGTCCGTGATTCGTTCTCAGAAGATGTGGGCGGACTTTATACAAGTGAGGAAATGGAACAAGCAGCTCCTATCGATGTAACTCCTCAAGAATCTCAAGAAGAAGTGAGAACGAGGAAAATGGCTCAGATTGAAGAGATGAAGCGAGAGCAGGAGAAACACCAATCATCAGCTTATCCAGAAGATGAAATTCCTAATTTTGAAGACGAACCGCTACAAGGCGAACTCTTAGAAGAAATGGAGTACTAACATGCAAGAATTACAAGTAAGTATCACTCAGGCAGAGGTTGAAATTTTAGACCGTGAATTATTTGAACAAAATATTAAAGAGGTGGTAACGAAGTATCAAAATTATACAGTTACTGCTTCGACAATCAAGGACGATAAGCAGGTATTAGCTGATCTCAGAAAACTATTCAAGCAGATATCTGATGAGCGTATCAAAATCAAAAAGGTTTTGTCAAAAACAGCTGACGATTTCAACGAATACATCACAGAGCAGGTTGAACCGCTGGACGGTGTTATCAAAAAGATTGCGAAAGATGTCAAAGAGTTTGAAGACCATCAGAAAGCACTCAGACTGGATACGGTTAAGGGGTACATCACAAACAAGGCGTCAGAATACATGCTAGACCCTCGTCTATTTGATGAGAAAGCACTTGAGTACATCAAGGCAGGCGATTTCATGGCTGACGGTGTGACACTCAAGAAAGTTACGATGAAGTCGCTTGATGACATGATTACATTTGAGTATCAGAAGCAAGAAGAGTACAAGAAAACCATCTCAGCAATCTCAGGACAATGTGCCGAGTACGGAATGACAGACCAGCCATATATTCGTATGTTGAAAGACATGACTTTGGTTGAAGTGTTGGAACAAATCAAGGTAGATTACGCTTTTGAAAAGCAAAAGGAAGAATTGAGATTGGCTCAAGAGCGAGCTGAACGAGAACGTGAGGAAGTTTTAGCTCAACAACAAAATGAACATCCAGAGTTTAGAACAATCCTTGGCTGTCATATCGACGAGGAAACGCAAGAATTTGACCCAGAGACGGGCGAAATCTTAGACAGTGGGCGATTATCCCAAAACCAGCAAGAAGCCGTCAGAGGGGATGAGAATGGCTTAAAACGATATACCCAAAAAATGACCTTGGAAGTGTATTTCGCTGACACGAAAGAAAAAGACTATTTCAAGAATAGCCTTGCGGATTTGGGATTTGAATACAAGAAAAACTACACTGTCCAAGGTTATCAACGAATTGAGCCGTTAACACAGGCAGAACTTGAAATGAAATTGTAGAAGTCCGGGATGTTATCCAGGAAAAGTGAGGAAAGAATGAAAATCTATATTGAACAAGATGACGTAAAATTGAGTTTTGAGAGAACGCAGGAACTTGATTATCAAACCTTATTCAAGGCCTATCAGATGATTACAGGGTCTGATGAAATCCTTGAGGATTTGAGTCAGAAAGAGCCTGAGAATGCAGGGGCCGTTTTAAAAAATGATGCTGAAAAAATAGCTGAAATCGATCATATCAATATCAAAGAAGTCACAGACGGGTTTTCAGCAAAATTTAGCGGAAGTCCAGCGGTTTCGCAGAAACCAAGCGAGAAGGTAGATGTTGATTTACAATGCCCATTTTGCGGATGTGCGAAGCGGTGGAAAGTCCCGTCTTACTTTAAATTCATGAATTGTCCTGACTGTCAAGGTTCAGTTTTCTTGTCTTGGGCGACAGGAGTTAAAGGGGAATTGGATGAAAATGGATTTTATTTCAGAGGGGACAGCCCGATGAAATTTAAGGAGCAGACAGATGAATTCGAGGACATGTTTGCTATCGAAGAATCAAAATAACCAAAAACAACTATTTCCATTTTGGAAACAACTCAAAAACCAACAAGCCGGGCATTCTTGTAAAACTGCGAACTAGAAAATGCGTCAGTGACACTTATGTGACTTTTGGACGAATGACGCAAAGAATTTCACTCACGCTTGCCTCGCTCACAAATTGGCAGGCGTGGGATTTTGGTGGAAAGTATGAACAAAATAAAAACAGATATGCAATGCCCGTTTTGTGGAGAATGCGCTACTAGATATGTATTTCCTACACAAAGTCGGTTGAGGTGTTATGTGTGTGATATGGTTTTGTTTCTAAGGTACATTGATGATGATCCAGAAGCAATTGACGAGCGTGGTTTTGGACGGTTAGCGTATGATCCGTATAGAAACAATGAGGAGATTATGGAACTGAATAAGGTGTTTGGATGAATAAACTGAGAGAGTTGAGGAAAGAAAAAGGCGATACACAAGAGGTAGTCGCTAAAGCTATGGGCGTAACTCGGAGAGGTACCAAAAATGGGAAAATGAAGAAAGCCAAATCAAACCAGATAAAGCCCAACAACTGGCTGACTATTTTGGAGTAAACGTAGGTTATCTACTGGGATATGAACCAGAAGGTATGCCAAAGCGGTCAATCTATGAAGAAGTCTATTCAGCATTACTTAGAGTGAAATCTGAAAATCCTAATCACGATGACCGTGTGGCAATTCGTGAAGTGTGTATGGAACTAATCGAAGCGACGCTTGAGGGGTATTGATGAAAGAACGATTGATTTTGAAATTTGAGTTGAACAGGAAACAGATGATCAACGCAAACGACAGACCGCACTTTCATCAAAAGGCTAAAATCACTAAGTTCTTACGGCAGTTGGCCGAATACGAGGGCAACAATGTACTGAGAGATTACTTTGGGTTGCCTTACAGCGAGGATAAACCTTGCAAGGTTAAGGTTCGGATATATCCTCCGACGAATAGGAAGTATGATCCGCCGAACTGGTCGCCTACAAGCAAGGCTTTGTTTGATGGCCTGACGGACGCAAAGATTTGGACTGATGATAATTACAATGTGATAGTATCGACTGAGTTCATGCACGGTGGTAAGTCTGGAAATAAGAATTACAGGATTGAACTGGAGATTTACGAATATCACGAGATATTGCAGAGGATAGTTGATGGGATTTGATAAGCAAGAATTGATAAAAGGTTATCTACGCACAATCGAGCAAAACGAAGAGAAGATAATCGAGTATTCGAAGTCGTGCGATTCGAGCAAGAGACGAATTAGGGCGCTGGAGCGCGATTTGTTGAAGAAAAGGAATAAAGAATTAAGAAAGTTGAGAAATTGGAAGATGAATAAACAGGAATTGATTGAGAAGTATAAAAGCTATGAGGGAAAGTGGAATGCTAAAAGAGCAGAATTAGCTCGTCAAATTTTTATAGAAGATTTAAAGCTACTAGAAGAACCCCGAAAAGTCAAAGTTAAGAAGTTTGTGGCGGATTGGTATGAGGAACACAAAGACGAATTTGAGTACAATGTGTGGGATTGGTTATCTTCAAAAAGCGAGTTGGGAAAGATTGATAGTAAGTTCGCTTTTTGGTTAAACGACGTAGATAATACACCTATTCAAACCCTCGTCAACATGCACCAATTCGGCTACGAGGTCGAGAAAGAGAAGCGTTATCGGATTTCTATGCCAAAAGCTAGAAATTACATGAACCACGCTCAATTTTTGTGCGAAAAAGATGGCAAAATATTTTGGTGCGGTGAGTGGCATCCTTTTAGAACTAAATTCACCCGCAAACAACTAGAAGAAGCCAACTTCGGCTGGGTATTCGATTGCCCAGGGATTGAGATTGAGGAGGTTGAATAAATGGCAAAATTTATTCAAATCCAATCTTGTTACAGAGGGATTGTCGAAAACGAACTCATCAATATAGAAGATATTAGTCGCATCTGTCTAGGTCCTAACATCTTATTTCTACGGACACCTTATAGTGCCGGAGAGCGTCATATTTCTATCACTAAAGATTCGGTAGATAAATTATTGAAGGAGTTGGATATTATTGGGGAGGTGGAGTGATGGCATTAACACTTGGAAGTAGTATTACTGAGCTTATTCTTGAAATTGGTAGCCTTAAGGATTCAAAACCTATTGTGAAAGAATTTTATGGGGAAAGTAAGAGTGACCGTGATGCCTTGTGTTGGCTGTTTAACCATCTAGAATTGCCATATTATGCTAAATATCGCCCCTCTATCGATGAGTTTAGCGTGTGTGCTAATTTTGGTAAAGGTGTAGAGGAGACTGTAAAGGCTTAAGGGGGGGGTAAAATTCCCCTTGGGATTTAATGAATTAAGGAACTATATAAGCAGAATTAACTAACATAAAAAGGAATAATAGGGAAATGAAAGAACTGAAATTATTGAAATATGCAACAATCGGATTTATGCTTTTTATCCTCTTTTGGATGAACTTTGGGGGGTACATTTTAGGAACTCAAGGGAACAGCGAACCTAAAACAGTGCAAGCAGAAAACACAACAAGGCAAGATAGTAAGCTAGAAGCAAAAGAAGAAGAGCAGGAGCAGACTGAACAAGAAGTTGAAAGCAAGAAAGAGCCTTACATCTACTACATCCTTTCTTTTGCTAAGTTAGCTGATTTGGTGGCTTTTGCCAAGACAGTGACTTTTGAGATGGAAACTTCTGAACTCTACAAGATGAATGAGCGCTATTATTTGACCATTTTAGTGGATATTGAAAATCATCCAAGTCCATATCCAGCGTGGCTCTTGGCCCGTATGCGCGAGTTTGCAGACGATAGTGATATCAGTCGTTCAGTCTTGCAGGAGTATGGTCAAGTCTTGATGAATCACGATGCAGTGCTCAATCTACAAAAGATTGGATAATCATTTCTGGAAAGTTATTTTCAGATTTTAAGAAGAGCGAATCGTCTGATTCGTTTTTTCTTTTCTAGACTGAAATAGTGATTTACTATAATAGGAATTTTCACAAAATTCTGTTATAATGGCTATATTAGAAAATTTCGAGGAGACAA